CATGCAGTTTGGAATCTTATGACTGCAATGCACTTTGAAGAAAGAATGAAGAGTATGCAGGATGTTCAGGATGTTCAGGATGTTCAGGATGTGCAAAATGACAGTACAAATGACAAAACTTGAATATGAACAAATGCTATTTAATGCAGTTCAATCATGGCTTATAGATCAAAATCAAGGAGATGGTATAGAAGATCATCATGCAGTATTTGATGTTAAGAATATGCTAGGTGAATTTTGTTCAAATGAATATGCAAAAGAATTGGTTGCTGTTATTGCAAGCAGAACGAAAGGCTTGATTGTTGATACAGGGATGAAACTAGGGTAAATTATTGTGTTTAAGTAACGTAGTAATGTAGTAACGTAGTAATGTAGTAACGTAGTAAAGGAGAAATGAAGATGAAGATGAAGATGAAAACAGTGGAGATTGAATGGTACATGCAATATATTTTAATCCTAATTGTAATGGTAGCTACAATGGGATTTGTGTATGCAGTAAGTGGGGCAGAAGACAGGGCAGAAGACAATACTGACAATACTGAGCTTATCGACATTACATCAATAAGATATATAGGGTTCTGTAATATAAGAAAATCAGGAACTTATACATCTTTGTTCTTAGATAAACCACAAGCAACTCAACTGGTAAAAATATTACAAGAATTGATTAAGAATAAAAACTATAAGCATATTAATTTATCTTCTAAGTTCGAGTTACGTGATATAGATGAAGATGAAGCAGTTTATTTAGCTAAACATTTAGACATTAAAGTTGAAAAGGAGTTGAAGAAAAGTAAAAGATAGATGTGTTGAATGTGTTGAATGTGGCAGACTGTGGTGGCAGATATAATTCTGTATTAATTTGCAATGGATTGCTGAAACGAACCTTTGTGAGAAATGTTGAATTATGTAAATGAAGTAAAAACAAACGAATCTGCTGAATTTGTTGAATTTGTTGAAGAGTCTGAGCCTGATTGTGATGCTCTCGATATTATTTCCAGCGTAATTAATACGCCGGTGGAAATAAAACGAGAGCATTATGACCAGGCTCTTTCTTTTTACTTTGACGACCACCCTATATGCAGAAAGAAAAGTGAAAATGGCAGAATGGTAGATAAAATATTACGAAAGTATGGATATAGAACTGATTCATTAGAGTTTCAAGAAATGTGGAATGATAATATATTAAGAGATACATCGAGATATTTTGCTAGATATGTAGGTAGAACGCTCGAAGATATGGAAAGATACATTTTATTTAGTATTAAAAGGCAGATTTTGAAGAAAACGATTAGAAAGAGACGGTTTAATCAACGTTTTGAAAATTTAAATGGTTTTTTAGAGAAAATCGAGGAAAATTGCCCTTCCCTAGAGGGGGAGCCTAACATGACCCCCAATGGAGGGGATTGCCCCAACGGAGGAGTAGAAAAATTTATTTTTAATTATTTAGAGAAAAAAGTAAGCCCGATACATATTAAAATATACGAATTAAGTTATAAAAATGGCATGGCAGACAAAGAAATAATGCAGATTATAAAAATACCTCTGTATTCATTACTGAATATGAGACGCGGAATCAGAAAAATACTTAGTGACAATAAGTTCGATATACTTACTGAGTTAAATATAACAGAAGATTATTTCAATAGACCAGATTAAAATCAATAAAATGATACAAGATGTAACAAGACGTGACAAGACTTCCTAGAAATAAAAGACTAAGCGAGCTTCAACAAAAGCTCGGTGCAAAAGACTATAAGATACGAAATCATTATTACTGCGATGATATTTGCGAGCATCCAGTTGTTGAACATCTCATGCCTTTTTATAAACGAGTATTATGTGTAACATTGCAGAAAGCAGTAGAGGACAATTTATCTGCACCAGTTACAACACAATTATCATTGCTAGAAGAATTAGCAATTACTCGTGAAATCGCATGTGAACCACTTGCAGAGTATAGTGAGATAGTTAATAAGATCGAGAAGATTCAAATAACATTAGATGGACTAAATGGAAGTGAAGAAGAAGCAAGTAGCAGAGAAACATTACTTAAAGCACTTGATCTTAGTAAGCAATTAAAAGCTAACACTGGTGCTAAAGCAATAAAAGCTTTAGAAACGGTTAGAGATTTTTGTGAGAAGGCGGCAAGGATTGATGCTTTATGTAGGGATAAGTTTTCTATACATACATTGAATTCAGTTGTTGCACAGATAACAAATATAATTAGTAGGAAGCTCCACGATAACAACTTAGACCATATTGCATTAGAAGTTAATGATGCAATTCAGAAAGATTTAGTAATTCCGCTTCCTGAAACTGCAAGCAGCGGAGATAATTCTGGTGGCAATGCTTCCGCCAGTGTTAGATTGACGCCAGATAAAGTCTTGCAGGATTTATTAGATATGGATGATATGGTTCCTAGCAACAGTAACACTGATGCTATATTAAATGAAACTGATTCGGAATAATATAGAATGCTAGCAACAATAAAATTTCGTGGTGAAGAAAGAGAAGTACAATTTACAAATTATGGATATGAGCCAGACACAAATTCACAGAGTATTGATTGGTATTTTGTTGACGAGGATAATAATGTAGTAGAATTGGAACCAGAATTAACTGATAAAGAGTATGCAGATATTTTCTATCAATTAAGTCAAATAGCATATGAGGATGAAGGATACGATGAAGATTAAGTTGGTTGCTCTATTGATTACTATATTATTAATTTGTTGTGCAATCTGCAATATATGTAGTGCAGATCAAAATGGTTTAGCAGAAGTAAATAAGCATCGTGCAAGGCGAGGATTGCGCCCATTTATTCAGGATAATAATTTGGCAATTGCGGCCCAAGCTTGCAGCAAATATCGTGCAAGATATAGAATTGCTGGTCATGTTGCAATAAATGGTGGTGACTTTGCATTTGTTCCTCGATGTTATCGAGATAGTTACCCTGCAAGGGCCGCCGGCTGTGGTGCGTGGCATATATCTACTGTCACAACAAGCGGCGATCGTTGGGGAACTTGCTGTATGTATGACAATTATACTTATGCGGGCGCATGGTCGCATGTTGGGCCAGATGGTATAAGATATATGCACTTGTTTGTTAGATAGGTGTACGTTAAAGTTAGATAGGTGTGCGTTAAAGAGTGAATTGCAATGAATTATATAGATAATAATATTATCTTTGGACCAAGCAATAAATTACCATCTACAGAAGAAATTAAAAAACAAGCGAGTAATATTCTTACAATAATGGAAGAATATGAAACTGAAATGGAACAAGAGGGAATACCTCAAATTATTAATGATGTTAAACGACGACAGCAATTAGCTTGCGAAGCACGAACAAGATATTTAAATAAGGAGAATTAAAATGCACTATCGAAATGGACGTGAAGCTAAGAATGGCGATAAGATAGTTAAATTAGAAGGTGGAAAGATTGTTGCCTATGGAGTATTACATAGTGCTGTTCCCGGCAATGATTATTGTAATGGAAATATTGCTGTAGTTCAGCCGCACAATGATTATGCTTGTATGTGCGATTGTTTGCATGTAGACGATGTTGCAGAAGTGTTGAAAGAAAAAGAATTGGATAAGCGACCAGCAAGTAAATAGCATGTCTCAACTTCTCAAATTAATTCAGAATGATGAGATGAATAAAGAAATATACGAACATATTATTAATCGAATAGTAACAATCAATGAATACTTAACGAGTGAATATAGTGAATGTTCAACAACAGAAAGATTAAGGGATGAAGCAGCAAGAGATGAATTAATAAACATTGCACAAAAGTTCTTCGGTGCAGATAGAAATAAATTACTAACAATGCGAAAGATATACGTAGGTTCTACAACAAATGCCTTACTCAATCCGTAAGTTATCAAAGCCTACCAAGAATACTAAGAATGAAGTATGTACTTACGAAGTAATAAAGAAAGATACAGGAGAATCAGTAGGAAAAGTTCCTAGTAAACAAGCTGCAATAAGAATGCTTGCAGCGTTACATGCTAATGCTGATTGAATTGGAGACGTAAACATGAATCTCCCAACAAAAATTCGTGCTAATCCTGCAACAACAATTAGCGCACCTGTAATAAACACATTATACGATGCAGTAGAAGCTGAATTAGCTAACATAATAAATATAATATTAGATATACAAATAACGGAAGATAATAAAGATCAGTATCTTTACGCTTCAATGATTTCGTCTGTAGAAATACTGATGGACCTAGAAGAAAGGTTTCCTGATAAGTTTTTGCACCATATCAATGGCATTCATTGTGGCAAATCAAAGATAGACGATGATGAGTTTGAACAATGCAAAACATTCAATCAAATGATGCAGCTAATTCGTCGCAGCATATAAACATACATGAAATTGACTTAGACTTAATTCACTGTGTTAACCGAATATTAGGAAAGTTAAAAAAGAATAATCCCGATAGAATTATTCTAGCGAGAACACTTGAACAATACGAGAACGCTTGCAGCTTATCACGCGGTCCAGATCAATCTCGTTCAATGTATTGGAGTAATAAAGCACGGCATTACTGGAATAATTTAGCGAAGATGGAATTGAAGTTGTGCAATTTAACAACAGAATAGTATACTGAATAACAGATTAACAAGAAATACACTGGAGATACAATGCACGAACATGAAAATAATAAACTGAAGTTTGTTCTTCGCAAATTAACTACTGACGAAGATTACAACAATTGGGAACTAGTTGTAGAAAAATTAGAAGCTCGCGGAATGTCAGTAGGTATGGCAGAAGGTGCTGTAATTATTATATCTAATAATCAGCATCCAATAGATGATATGAATTATGCTAAGGCATTAGTGTTGCCATATATGAACACTACTATTGGTGTTAGTTCACATAATGCAGATAATGCAGATAATGCAGATAATGCAGATAATGCAGATAATGCAGATAATGCAGATTTAGATTTAAAATCTGAGGTTGAACAACAGCAAGAAGCTGAATTAGCTAAAGAAGGTTTAGGTGAAGAAGAATTTAAGGGCAGTAGTAATGGCTAAATTAATAGCTAAACCTAAATTAGATTTAAATGTTGCTTTAGAATTAAATGAAGAAGAAATAAAAGCACTTGAAGCTTTAGTATGTTATGGTACAGACCCATTCTTAGAAGTTTTCTATAAGAATATGGGTTCTGCTTATCTTAAACCACATGAAAAGGGTCTTAGAAGCTTATTTGAATCAATAAAGTCAAATCTTCCTTCAATCATTGAGAGAATAAATACTGCAAGGACAGCATTTAATAAAGATGAATAAGCTACTAATCATCATATCTGCATTGCTGTTTGCAGTTGGTAGATTTTTTATCACACCAAGATTAAATCTTCCAACTGTAGAAGGAAGCTACGAAGCTTTTTCGCATTTGTATGTTGGATATTTATTCGGTGCTGCTGTACATTGGCAAATGAATAACCCTAAAGCAAAGTATTATTCTTATATAAGATTCGCTATAGAAAAGAATCTATACTTTCAAGTGGCCATTTTGTTGTCCTTACTAGAACTAGTAATGTTCATGGTGCAGAAGAGTCCAGGATAATTAACATATTATGAATCGACGAATCTTCAACAGTTTGATGCTGGGCTTATTACCAATATTAAATTTGGTACAACTTATAAAACCATGTAAACATAAATTTAATTCAGTCAATATTTGTGAAAACTGTGGTACCACTTTAGAGAAAGTAATATTTCCAACTACTTATACATCTTATAAGTATAAAATAACATATTTAACTCGTACATAGGTAAGCATAATTATGAATCTAAAACATGCCAATATGAATCCTGGATTATGGATAAATATAATATCCTTAATTCTAGGATTAATTGCTGTTGCAGTTAATGATGAATGGGTAAAACAGAATGCAAGTGTTATTACAATACTTGGCATGGCTAATTTTATCTTAACAGCGGCCTTGCAGTATCTTAGAGACGTAAATAAACCGCAACCTATTATAGAACATATTGAAGAACAAAAGAAAATTGTATCTACAATAAACACTGTTACAAAACAGGAGGTTGATAAACCGGAAGTATCAGAAATTAAAGCACCAGAAGTTAAATTAGAAGTTAAGTAAGTTTTCTTGTTTCTTTGTTCAATCAAGAAGGTAGATAAAATGTATAGTATGTATCGTGTTAATCAAAAAAATGTTGGGTTAAGTTTATCAGTATTTGGTTTAATTGCATGTTTTTGTTTTGCCTTAGTATTTGCTGATGATCCTGTTCCTGTTCCTGTTCCTAATCCTGTTGTTGTAGTTCCTGTTGTTGAACAGCCAACTATTTCTATTCCAAAAGAATTACAGGCAGATGTTGGTGCATTTGTAGAAGTTGCTGCAACTACTAATGGTTCACAAGTAAAATGGATTGTCCTTAATCAACAAGGATTAAATCTATTTCCTATGGACTTATTGAAAGATAGTAAAACTGCTGTAGCTGTTGCAGCAAAAGACGGAGTTTATTATCTTCATGCTTGGACTGCATTAAACAATATTCCAAGCGATTTAGTAACGTGTAAGATTACTATTGGTAATCCAGTTCCTCCAGTTCCTCCAGTTCCTCCAGTTCCTCCAGTTCCTACGCCAACTAAATTATCTGTATTATTTCTTGAAGAGTCAATGGATTTAGGAACAGCTAATTATAAGCCGTATTTAGAAGCCCTTAATTCTGGAAAAGTGCGAGCATATCTTAATTCGCATACTGCAATGGAGAATATTGGGACTATTACCTTACCTTCTTGGCGTAGGTGGGATAAAGATACTGATGTATCGCATGAATCTGCTAAGTGGCAGAGTTTAATTAAGGTACATTATGATTCTTTGCCTTGGTTAGTTATTGCTAATGAGGATGGCAGTAAAATATTATCTTCTTCTCCGATCCCTGGAAATGAATCTTCTACATTGGATTTGTTGAAGAAATATGGCGGTTAATAAATTTCTTTTGTATTAAAACCTAAAGTAAAAATATAAGGTAAATAACATGGGTTATACTTCTAAACTATATCCTGGTGAAGTAGTTGTTACTGAGAGTAATGCTTTAGATCATTGTCAACCTATTCAAGGTGGACAACGAAGATTCTTCGGAAGAGTTCCTAGACCAAAAGGTATTGAATATTCTTGTGAAAAACCTTTCAGTGATCTAGGAATTGATATTGTTCCAGTAAGTGAATATGATGATCGTATTAAAGAGATGGAAGATACACAAACACGTATCTCCGATTTGCTCTTGCAGAGTAATATTCCATCTTTAGATCAAAATGGAACTAATTATTGTTGGTGCAATGCTGTAACTGGCGCAGTTCAAGCAATTCGAGCACAACAAAATCAAGCATTTGTTAAATTATCACCTGCTTCTGTTGCTGCACCATTGAAGAATTATAGTAATCAAGGTGGCTGGGGCGCGGAAGCATTAGATTATATGGTTGCAAATGGAATTGCAAGCGTAGATCAATGGCCTGCAAATGCTATTTCTAAGCAGTATTATGCTGCTTCTCGTGATAATGCTGCACTTCACAAAGTTTCTGAATTTGTGAAGTTAAATAGCAGAGACTTTTCCCAGTTAATGTCTTTGTTATTTGCTAGAATTCCTACTGCAATAGGCTTAAATTGGTGGAGTCATGAAGTATTAGCTTGTGATCCAGTTGCATTAGGAAGTGGACAATATGGAGTCCGTTTCCGTAATTCCTGGTCTGATACTTATGGAACAAAAGGCTTTAATACTTTAACGCAAGCAAAAGCAACTCCTGACGACGCTTGCAGTCCAACAGTAACTATTGCATCGAATAATTAGTGATAATTAGTGATAATTAGGACAAATTAAGTATGGACAAATCAAGCCTAAATATATTAAAAAGATTAGAACATTGTCATGGTAAGACAGTACAAGCCACAGAAGTAAATGAAGATTTTCCTAACGAAGTGAATATAATCTTCTCTGATGGAAGTATATTAATATTTCCTGATGTGTTGCTTCAAGATGAAGAAGAGGAACAGCATATTCCCGAAGATCATCATATCGTAGAAGACGCTGATGGTGAAAGACTTGTGAAGAACAATCTCAGTAGGGATGTTAATGATCCTGACGATGATGGTTGTGGAACTTAAATAATAAGAGAATAACTGTAAACTCGAAAGAAAAGGAAAAGAGCGATGTCAGTGTTTAACATTAAAATTCGATACAATCGTGCCCTATATGCAGCTGCATTTTGGGCACATCGCCGTAAAGATATTACGGACGAACAATTTACTGCAATTCAAAATACTTTACAGGATGCAGGAAATTCAGACGGTTCTTGTGGTCATTGCGAACAATTTTCTTATAACGCCGGTGTAGATAATGGTGTTATTGATGCAAATGCACAACCTTTAGGAACTATTAACTGGGGTAATTTCTTACAATTCTTGACTGCTTTGTTGCCGTTAATATTGCAATTTATTGCAATTATTAATCCTCCGAAGCCTCCGGTTCCGCCTACTCCTAGTTTAACTAGTGGCACTGGTAAGGATGATGTAGTTAAGAAGTAGTGTTTGTTTTGGTCTCAACAAACTGTTGAAAAGAAAAAGGATAATGTATGAAGAATTTATTGAGTGTTCTATTTAGTTTAGGTTTACTGTGTTCAGGATTTAATAATATAAGTAATGCTGCTGTTGACAACCCTACTTGCTTGTGCGATGATTGTACGTGCAAAGACTGTAAGTGTAAGTTATGTAATGTGTCGGAGATCAAGCAAGTTGCTTATCGACCACGAATAATTTTTCGTGGCAGTAACAATAATGGTGGGACTTGTGCAAATGGAAGTTGTAATGCACCGCAGCAATCTAATTTATTTGTTGTTCCGATGCCGCAACCGCCGCAAGTAAATGATACAGTAAATGATACAGTAATTCTGCCTACACCAAATGCGCCGAAAGCAGCTTGCAGCAATTGTCCTGCTAACAATGTTGGCTCTACTCAACACGATTATAATTATAGCTATAATTATAATTATAAGCAGAGTTCTGGATATAATAGAGGAAGTGGCCCTGTAAGAAAATTTATTAAGAAAATTTTCAATAGGTAAGAGTAGAAAGAAAGAAAGAAAGAAAGAAAGAGTATATTAGACAAGGAAAGGCAGGTGATCGTGTCTAAGGCCACAACTACAGATAACAATATTGATGATAATGACAGTGGTGATAGAGATGGTGATAATGATTATAATATAAAAACTTATAGTCATATGAAAAGAAGTAGAAGAGAAGAGGAAGAATCACATTTTAAAATCCCTAAAGTGTGGTTACATACTTTAGGGGCATTAATTGTCACCAATATTGTTACTGTAGTTGTGGCCGGTATTTCTTTGTATGTTGATGTTCAATTACTAAAGTCTAGGTCAGTTGACCAAATGAGAGCAATAAATAATCTGCAAGATATTGTTCTTTATGGTAGATATCCAGGTTCAAGTAAACATCATTCTGGTTCTAATGGTTCGGATGACTCAAATCAGGATTAATATTCATGTCAGTTCAAATTAAAATAATTGAAGTTACAAGTAACGTACCTGCTCAGATTGAAAATTCTTTAAATGACTGGATAGATAATAGAGAGTTTAAGACCCTCGATATTCAACATATTGTTGAATATAGCCCACCTAAGATTGGTACAAGAATTTATGTCTTGTATGAATTGCAAGAAGCATTTGTAGAAGAATTGCAAGAAGCCAGTGAATAACATGAAACCTACATCTTCTATGTCTCCAGAGCATTATAAGATTATTTGTTATACTGCTAATAAGCTCTATAAGAATAGTAGATCAGTTCGTGCATTAGGAGATATAGATGATGTAATTCAAATAGGCGTGATTGGTTTTTTAGATGCAGAGAAAAAATTTAAGCCGGAAAAAGGTTTCAAATTTGAAACCTATATGGTTTGGCGAATAAGAGGGGAAATATTAGATGCTGCAAGAAGTGCAGCATTTATTAAAGTTCCACGTCAAGCCATAATACACGGTGAAAAATTTATCCCAATAGAAAGCTTTGGTTCAGATAGACTAACATATCGTAATTGTAGCAATAGAAAAACATCAACCCATAAAGACTTTGATCCAGAAGATTTTTATTCATGTAGAAATAGAGTGGAAAAAAATAGGGATATCAAGGAAGATATTAAAATATTTCTTAGAGGTTTATCTAATAGACACTTATATATTGTAGTTAGATACTTTGGATTAGATGGAGATAAATCAGATACATTGAAAGTTATCGCTAAACAACTAGGACTTAGTGAGAGTAGATTATCACAAATATTGTCTGGTCTTTTAAAACTGTTTAAAGACGATAGTATTCTGCAAGACTATAAAGTCGCGTCATAAACCGAACATTATCCAAAGTATATGAACAGCATTTATGGAATGGAACTGTTATGCTAGAAACTATTTTCTAGGTGTAGTTATAGCAAATAAAGGTGAATCTGCAATAGAGCTTGCAGCATCTAACGAACTTTGGAGAAAATACTCACTAGTAAAATCTGAAATATCTGTAATACAATCTAAAAAAGATGTGAATAAGCATAAAATAAATATAGAATCATGTAGAGACTATAGAATAAAGTATCCAAGTTGAATTGCTAAATAATATGATAACCACCCATGTAGCTGGAATACAAATAGTAGTTGGAAAATATAATATTCAACGATGTATTATTTGTGGACATGCAATAATATTAGAAGACCTATCAAGAATAGTTTATTCACATTGTGAAGGATCAAATGATAAACCATTTAAACCAAGTTGTTTTGATGTAGGGGCTTTGATTGAAATTAATAAAGAAGTGGGTGGTATTGCACAATATATAACAAAAATAGGTATGTTAGAAGAAGATTTTAAAGTAGAAAATTTACCTAAGAATATTTGTTTAGATTTGTTAGAATTATAAAATAGTATGCTCACTCCTTCATGGACACCATTAAAATATCACGCTTTGCAAACAAAATTATGGAGAACTAAAGCACAATTTGTCGCTGTTGCAGCAGGTCGAGGATCTGGTAAAACAGAATTGGCGAGAAGGCGTGTTGTAAGATTTCTCCCAATTAAAAAAGATTGGCCAGACCCAATATATTTTTATGCTTTGCCAACAATAAAACAAGCTAAGCGAGTTGCATGGAATAAAATACTACATTTAGTACCAAAAGAATGGATTAAAAAAGTAAATATTACGGATATGACAATATCCACAATATTTGGCAGCACACTATATGTTTTAGGAATGGATCAACCTCAAAGAATTGAAGGGGATCAATGGGACGGTGGAGTTCTTGATGAATCTTGTGACCAAAAACCAAAAGTATTTGATTTAAGTGTATTACCAGCACTTACACATAAAAATGGTTGGTGTTGGAGAATAGGTGTACCAAAAAGACACGGTATTGGTTCCAGAGATTTTAAAAGATTTTATAATTTAGGTGCTGGAATAAATGACGAAGAACATGTTGAAGAATATGAAGATGATGAATCAGAAGCAGCAGCTTTACAATTAAAATCGGCAGCAATAGAATCATATTCTTGGCCCAGCAAAGATATATTATCTCCACAACAATTAGCTTGGTCAGAAGCAAACCTTGATCCAAGAGATTTTAACGAACAATATAATGCAACATGGGAAACTGCGAGTGGTGCAATTTTCTATGCTTATAAAGATGTAGAAGTATCTAGTACATCTAGTACATCTAGTACATCTAATGGAAATCTTGACAGCACAATACAATATCGTCCGGACTTACCATTAATAATAGGTCAAGATTTTAATGTCGATCCAATGGCTTGGATTGTTGCTCAGTGCAATCATCCTGATGATAAGAAAATTAGATTCAATGTATTTGATGAAATATACATACGAAACACAAATACAATAGAAGCACTAAAAGAGTTATATAAAAGATATGGACAACATCAAAATGGATTTGCATTTTATGGTGATGCTAGTGGTCGTGCAAGAAAAACTTCCGCTAGTATGTCAGATTACTTGTTAATTCAGCAAGCTGTACAACGAGGAGAGTTTAAAGGCGGCAGAGTTTACTTTTTAAGGGCAAATCCAAGAGTTCAGGACAGGCTTGCAGCATGTAATGCAATGTTTTGCAATGCAAGAAATGAACGAAGATTATTTATACATCCAAAATGTAAACATTTAAGACAAGACCTGCAAGAACGACAATATAAAGAAGGGACAAATGAGCCAGATGATTATGGTGATATTGGACATTGTTCTGATGCTTTAGGTTATCCAATACATAGAATGTTCCCAATTGGAGTAAAACTTACGGATAAAGACCCATCAGTACATACAAGTTATGCAAGTCAATCTAATACAGGTCAAAGAATAATTCCAGGAATGTCACCAGCTATTTTTAGATAAATAAATGTCAACAGGCAATACAATATGTCAACAACATATAAAATTAAAAAACTGTGGGAAATAGAGTACCCAATTGGTGAAAGCCCTTATGGGCCAGATAACATAGTTACTGAACATTGGGAAATAGCAAAATATATACTTGATGAATTAGTAAAATCAAAATCCCTTGAAATACCTGTATCTATTGCATATCTTATTTTAGATTTAAATTCGATGAATCCAGGTTGGGAAATTAAGTTAATAGATTAGGTAAGCTAATAACATAATATGCCACAATTACGCGGACAAAAAGATTTAGACTCTTTGATTCTTTCATTGGAGAATCAAGGTGGAAGTAATTCTTCGTCCATAGCGAATATAAATACTGGAAGTGTAGGTGCAGAGCGCACTGGTGCGCAAATTCTTGCACAACCTCTTGCTGGTGGAATATTACATCCGAGTTGGAATGATGAACTCCCACAATCTTACGGAGATATTTGGGGTGAATTAGCAGATTTTCCAGGATTTCCTTGTGCAGATATTTCTGGAACTGATGCTCCTGCAAATGATGCTTTTGGTTTACAAAGTGGTTGGAATGCTTTTTATACTAAGAGAGCATTATGGTATCGAGCAATTCGTTCGATGCGGCGCGATCCAACTATTAATCTTGCTAGAATATTATCTATTGCACCGATTCTAGCCGCTGGTTGGTCATACGAAGAAAAGGAAAATGCACCTAAAGGTGCGAGACAATACATAGAAGATGAGATAGAACCGTATAGATTGCACTTAATTCAAACAGGAATGATGAACTGTTCAGATTTTGGCTGGCAATCCTATGAAATTGTTAAACATTATACAGAACAAGACAATAAAATACATATAAAGAAATTAAAACCACTATTGCCTGATTTAA